CCCAAAAATGGCCCCGGGGGAAATTTCCGGTGAATGTTTTCCTCCAGAGGTCTTGATAAGTGGATGGAAAGGAGGTCCAAACCGTGGCATCCCGTAGGAAGACTAGTGCGAATGAGAACCAAACCGCTCGCGTTCCTGCAAGAACTCCGCAGGAAAGAGAGAACCAACTCATCGAAGCCGCTGTTGACCTTGCTGAAATCCAATTGAGAAGCGGTGAGGCATCTGCTCAAGTCATTACTCATTACTTGAAGCTCGGTTCATCTCGAGAAAGACTCGAACAAGAACGTTTGAAGCATGAAATTTCTTTGGCGGACGTCAAACGTCAGCATATGGAATCGGAGATGAGAACTGAAGCTCTTATTGCCGATGCTTTGCGAGCAATGCAAGCCTATAGTGGAAATCTCCCGGTGGATTCGGAGCCGGAGTACGATGACTACGAGAATTAGATCATATTCCGAATTGATTGAACTGGAGACCTTCGAAGATCGTTTCAATTATTTGGCTTTACACGGACAAGTCGGTTGTGAGACATTCGGATTTGATCGATGGATCAATCAAAAATTCTACACTTCGAAAGAATGGCGTTCTCTTCGTCAGCAAGCAATTATCCGAGACAATAGTTGCGATCTCGGTCTCGAGGGTCATGAGATCCACTCTCGATTGATCGTTCATCACATGAATCCCATTACTCAAAGAGACATTGAGTATGGAACTCGCGTAGCTCTGGATCTCGACAATCTGATCTGCACAACGCACGACACACACAACGCAATTCACTACGGGGACGCATCACTACTACCAAAACCTTACGTCCCTCGGCAACCTGGCGATACACAACTCTGGACAAGGAGAGCATGATGGACGAGCAGCAGAGCAACATCGAGAACTTCGACGAGGAGGACGTGGCCGCGGCCCTCGAACGCGACACCGACGACGGTCCGGGCGACGAGGAGCCCGCCGAGACCGACTTCCAGAGTTACGCCACCGAAGGCGTGGAGAAGGAGAGCACTGAGTGAGCGTCATCAATTACGATCAGCCTGTCAAGGACCTGATCGCAGGCCTGAACGCGACGGAACACGTCACGCACACGGCCTATCGCAAGGACATGGTGACGCTGCATCACAACGGTGGTCGGCTGTCGCATGAGGGTGTCCTGACCGTCTGGAAGACTCGACCGGCTTCGGCGCATTTCGACGTGGACGCCGCCGGTGCTGTCGCACAGTACGTCAAGGCGAACGAGTACGCTTGGGCGTGCGGAAACACCTCTGGCAACCAGCGTTCGATCTCCATCGAGATGGCCAACTCGGCCACCGGAGGAAACTGGCCCGTCGGTGAAACCACCTGGCGATCCGCGGCGCGACTCGCCGGTTGGATCTTCGCTCGCATCATCGGTGCTCGGCCATCTCGCAGTAATCTCGTCGTCCATCACTACTGGAAGGCGACGACCTGCGCGGGTCCGTACATCGACAGCTACTTCAACGCGATCCTGGATCTCGCTGGTCAGCACTACGACGAGTTCGTCGGCGGCGGATCGCATCCCACGCCGCCTCCCCCCGCGGGGAAATCCCTCGATCAGCTCGTGACCGAGGTTCTTCGGGGTGACTGGGGCAATGGTCCGGATCGTCGCAACCGTCTCACCGCGGCTGGCTACAACTACGATCAGGTCCAGGCCGCCGTCAACGCTCGATTGGGTGGGGGTGCCCCCAGGCCGGAGCCCAGGAAGAGCATCGATGAATTGGCCCGCGAGGTAATCGCCGGCCATTGGGGCAATGGTGTCACTCGGCGTCAGCGACTCGAGGGTGCCGGCTACAATTACCAGCAGGTTCAGGCTCGAGTCAATCAGTTGCTTCGCTAATGTCAAAATGGTAGCCCTCAAGGGAGGTGAGCAATGACCGACAGCATTCTGGACAGCACGAAGAAGGCGTTGAATCTGGCGAGCGACTACACGGCGTTCGATCAGGACATCATCCTGCACATCAATTCGGTGTTCAGCACGTTGAATCAGTTGGGTATCGGACCGGCTGCCGGTTTCATGATCTCAGACAAGGTTCCGGTGTGGGCCGACTTCCTTGAGGGCGACCTTCGTTTGAACAATGTCAAGACTTACATGTATCTCCGTGTTCGGCTGCTCTTCGATCCGCCAACATTGGGGTATGTGATCGACGCCATGAAAGATCAGATCAAAGAACTTGAATGGCGCATCAACGTTCATCATGAAAGCATCGCTTGGGTGGATCCCACACCGGAGAACGAGGTTGTTCTGGATGGAGGCGGGCCTTAATGAAAAGTTTCGTATTCCAATTTCGTCGAGGATCCGCAGCTGAATGGGCGACCATTAATCCGGTTCTCCGAGCTGGTGAGATCGGTGTTGTTCTCGACACACAGAGATTCAAAATTGGGAATGGTATCACCTCATGGGTGGGACTTCCCTATTTCGACAATCATGACATCGTTCTCCAAATGATTGCGGATGCTGTGATCGAAGGAGTTCCAGGACCTCAGGGTCCAGCTGGTCCTCAAGGACCGCAGGGACCCCAAGGGGCTACGGGTGCTCAGGGTCCACAAGGCGCAACGGGAGCTACTGGCGCGCAAGGACCACAAGGCGCAACGGGAGCCACCGGCGCTCAGGGTCCGCAAGGTGTTCCGGGGACGAGCTATAGCGGTCCTACGATCACGGTGTCGAATACCGCTCCTTCATCACCTACAGTCAATGACGTCTGGATCGATACCAGCACGTGAGTTTGCGTGGCGCCGTGTTTGATGGATGCCATCTAACAATCACCGCTCCTTCTGCCGGAGCTATTGGTACAGGCGCTTACACCGTGGCAGCACTTTTCATGCCGAACGCATTCGGCTCTTCTGCAATGATCTGGCGAGGATATAAAAGCTCTAATTTCAGTTCAAGAGGATTGTATTGTGACGGTGATATGTGGCTGCCGTCACAACAAGCCGATACTAACATTCCTTCTTTTAGTAATCCGCCGCAATGGTATTGGTTTCTTATTACCAAAGCTGCGGGTACAGAAGCTCCTCGAGCACATTGGGCCATCTACGCCTCATCAGGATCTCTTTCGTGGAATCATCTTGATGCCCTGAGTACACAAACCGATGATACCGTGATCAATCGGATTTGTCTCGCAGATGAATTCGGTGATGAGTTCAAAGGGAACATCGCTTGCTTGACTGCCTTCACGCACGAGATGACAGATGCTGAGATTGAAGGATTATTCCTGAGAAACTCATCTCCAATATTGGCAGCTACTCCTCAATTCTTTGTCCACTGGCCGGAAGCAGAGGGATTGGGATCTCCTTTCCAGGATATTGCTGGCGGAGGAGTCGAGTCCATTCGCTCTGGAAGTTGGACGATGTCCGCAGATCCTCCGGGATTTGATTTCAGCCTAGGGAGAAGTGGGAAACCGAAAATCTGGAATGGTTCCGCATGGAATCAACATCAAGCATATGCTTGGAATGGATCCGCATGGATTTCCAGCAGTATGAATGGAGCCGATGCAAGCGGATGGATCGCATCGAAATGAGAGGAGGTGGGTGTGTCCGCAACGGATGAATTTCTGGCGCATTTCGGCGTCAAAGGGATGAAGTGGGGTGTTCGTCGTAGCAGATCAGCGAAAGAACCCCCATCCTCAGACTCGGCTACGGCAACTTCGATCAAGACTCGTGCCAAAAAGAGTAAGATCAAAGCATTGTCGAATGCCGAACTCCAACAAGCAATCACTCGTATGAATCTCGAGCAGCAATTCAAGCGACTGAGTGTCAATGAGAAGCCCGCTGTTCAGCGATGGATGGCCTCAACCCTCCTCGAGATCGGCAAACGCGAGGTACAAGTTGCTGCGGGCAAGAAACTTGCCGCCGCGGTTGCGAAGAAAGCCGCAACGGGAGGTGCCGCATGAACGATGGCGCGATGATCGCCTACATTCCTGTCGATGGATCATGGTGCAAGCAAGATTTTCCACATATGATTCTCGTCTATGCGGGACTGATCACTGATCTGAACGAATCAGATTTCAATGCAATGGCCAAAGATGCTATTTCGGCCGCACGAATCACGGGAACTTTCAATCTCAACGTGACTGGTGTAGAACAGTTGGGTGAAGGTATCGATCAAGTCGATGCTCTCATGTTGTATCCCACGCCACACCTTCTCCTCGCGAGGAACCTCGTTCAGAAATGGAATAAATCTGAATTCACAGATTTTCTTCCTCATGCCACCATCGGCCCGGTAGGATCAGCAACTGCAATTGTTGCCCCAGCACCTCAATTCTCACAGAGTTATATGCGTCAATCTCTCCCGACGAGATTATTCTTCAATCGCATCGCTGCATGTTGGGGCGACAAGAAATTGATCTTCAATATCGACGAGGTCTGGTAGAAAGGGATAACGATGTCGTTGTCGAACACGGCGACGCCGCATTATTACGGATTATTCAGGGATGCCGTTCTTCGAGGCGAAATTCCTGTCAACCGTGAGATCTCGGCGGAGATGAACCGGATCGACGCGCTCATCGCTAATCCAGCTTTCTGGTACGATTCGCAAGCCGTCGATGGTTTCATCCTTTACTGTGAGAACGAATTAACTTTGACCGATGGGACGGATCTTTATCTCCTCCCTACCTTCAAATTATGGGCCGAACAAATCTTTGGGTGGTATTACTACGTTGATCGATCGGTGTGGGAACCTCACGAAGACGGTTCTGGTGGTCATTATGTCACACGAACAATCAAGAAACGTCTGATCACGAAGCAATTCTTGATTGTTGCACGTGGCGCAGCCAAATCTATGTACGCACAATGCTTCCAAGCATTCTTTCTCAATGTGGATACCACAACCACTCATCAAATCACGACCGCGCCCACGATGAAGCAAGCCGAAGAAGTCATGGCTCCTTTCCGGACGGCGATTACCCGCGCAAAAGGTCCGTTGTTCAAGTTTCTGACTCAAGGGTCAATGCAGAACACAACGGGCAACCGTATGCTTCGCCAGAAATTGGCCGCAACGAAGAAGGGAATCGAGAATTTCCTTACGGGTAGTCTTCTGGAAGTCCGTCCGATGTCCATTGCTAAGTTGCAGGGGCTTCGACCGAAAGTTTCCACCATCGACGAGTGGCTTTCCGGCGATATTCGTGAAGACGTGATCGGCGCAATTGAACAAGGCGCATCCAAACTTGAGGATTACCTCATCATTGCCATTAGTTCCGAAGGAACGGTACGCAATGGTTCAGGTGATACCATCAAACTCGAACTTCAAGAGATTTTGAAAGGCGAATACTCCGCTCCTCACGTATCCATCTGGCATTACAAGCTTGATGAACTTGAAGAGGTTGGAGATCCTGATATGTGGGTGAAGGCTCAGCCGAACATCGGTCGAACCGTCACTTATGAGACCTATCAATTGGATGTCGAACGTGCTGAGAAAGCTCCGGCTGCAAGAAATGACATCCTTGCGAAGAGATTCGGTATCCCTATGGAAGGATATACATACTTCTTCACCTATGAGGAAACAATTCCTCACTCGCGACGTGATTTCTGGGATCTTCCGTGTTCTTTGGGTGCGGATCTCTCTCAGGGAGACGACTTCTGTGCCTTCACTTTCCTTTTCCCGCTCTCGCGAGGAGAGTTTGGTGTCAAGACACGGAGTTACATTACGTCACTGACGTTAATGCGCCTGCCCGGTGCTCTTCGTCACAAATATGAGACATTCAGGAGAGAAGGAAGCCTTCATGTGCTTGAGGGCACAGTCCTCGACATGATGGAAGTCTACGATGATCTTGATGCTCATATTTTGACGATGCGATATGATGTTCGAACGTTCGGATATGACCCTTACAATGCTAGAGAGTTCGTTACTCGCTGGGAACAGGAGAATGGACCCTATGGTATTGAGAAGGTCATTCAAGGAGCTCGAACTGAATCAGTTCCTCTGGGAGAATTGAAGAAGCTCAGCGAAGAACGCATGATTATCTTCGACGAGGAACTCATGGCATTCACGATGGGGAATGCTATCACTCTAGAAGACACTAACGGCAATCGCAAGTTGCTGAAAAAGAGAACTGAAGAAAAGATCGATAACGTGGCGGCTATGATGGACGCCTACGTCGCATACAAACTCAACAAGGAGGCGTTCGAGTGACGGGAGGAGGTAAGGTATGACCATCATGGGCCGGCTGAAGCACGCCTGGAATGTATTCTTCAATGTGGACTCCCCAGAACCGTTCGAATCAGTGACTTCTTACGGCACTCGGCCGGACAGAACCCGTCTCAGGTTCACGAACGAGAAATCGATCGTATCCTCGATCTACACTCGTATCGCGATCGACGTCTCTGATCTGAAGATCAAACACGTCAAACTGGACGACAAGGATCGTTTCGAATCGGTCGTCAACAGTGGACTGAACGAATGTTTGAATCTTGAAGCCAATATCGATCAGGCAGCTCGAGCATTCCGTCAAGATCTGATCATGACGTTGTTTGACGAAGGCGTTGCTGCGCTCGTCCCCATAGATACGACGTCCAACCCCAGATTTACCAATAGCTGGGACATCAAAACCATGCGGGTGGGGAGGGTCGTTCGATGGTCGCCTGAGAGCATCAGGGTATCTGTTTACAATGAAGCAACAGGGATGCGCGAAGAAGTCGTAGTGTCGAAACGTTATGCTGCGATTATCGAGAATCCTTTGTATGCTGTCATGAATGAGCCAAACTCGACTCTGCAGCGATTGATTCGCAAGTTGAACCTTCTCGATGCAGTCGATGAACAATCAAGTTCAGGGAAATTGGATCTCATCATTCAACTCCCTTACACTATCAAATCGGATCTTCGTCGTCAGCAGGCGGAGCAACGTCGGAAAGATATCGAAGTTCAACTCAAGGGTAGTCAGTACGGTATTGCCTATACAGATGGAACTGAGAAGGTTATCCAACTGAATCGTCCCTCTGAGAACAATCTCTTGAAGCAGGTCGAGTTCCTCACTGAGCTTCTGTATAGCCAATTGGGGATCACCAAAGAAGTCATGGATGGAACTGCCACACAACCTGTCATGCTCAATTATTTCAATCGCACGATCAAGCCTCTGATGGATGCTGTTGTCGAGGCAATGATCCGCACATTCTTGACGAAGACTGCTCGTACGCAAGGGCAGAGTGTGATGTATTTCTACGATCCCTTCTCTCTCATTCCGGTGGATCAATTGGCTGAGATCGCTGATAAATTCACCCGAAATGAAATCCTTTCCTCCAATGAATTCCGCCAGATCGTGGGAAGACCGCCCGTCAAGGACAAGAAGGCCGATCAGCTACGCAACAGCAACATGCCAGAATCTGAACTCGGGCTGAATACACCTCCTCCGCCGAAGGTACCACCGGAACCGGAGTTGCAGCCGTCCTGAGCGCCTAGACGCTCGAATCAACCTGGAAGGAGACCGTAGTGGACCACGATTTCGGTGGTTTCGCGACGGCATTCGGCATCAAGTGCTCGGACGGGCGAACGATCACGCCCGAAGCGTTCAAGCACATGGACAAGCAGCAGATCCCGCTCGTATGGCAGCACCAGCACAACACCCCGGACAATGTCTTGGGACATGCCACGCTGGAGCATCGCAAGACGGGGATGTACGCCTACTGCTACTTCAACGATACCGATGCTGCGAAGAGTGCCAGAGCACTCGTGGAGCACAAGGATGTCAATGCCCTCTCGATCTATGCCACGCAGCTGGTCGAGAAGAACAAGACAGTCCTGCATGGGGAACTGGGCGAGGTCAGTCTCGTTCTCAAAGGCGCCAACAGGGGCGCCAAGATCGACTATGTTCGTGTCGCTCATGGTTCGGGCGACGAAATGGAGATCGAAACTCTCGATGACGAGGCAATCATTCATTCGGGATTCGAGATCGAGCTCGTCGTGGAACATGCCGATACGGAAACGTATCAGGATGTTTTCAACACTCTGAACGACAAGCAGAAGGCTCTGTTCGAGGTCATGCTGTCGCAGGCTCTCGGTTCCGCCAAGCAGTCCGATGACAGCGAGGAGGACAAGGCCGAGGACGACAAGCAGGACGAGGAAACCGACGACAAGAAGACTGACGACGACAAGTCGGATGTCGAGCACAGCGACAAGGAAGGTACGATGACGCGCAACGTCTTCGAGAACAACAAGGACGCTTCGCCCGAGGACGGCGCGCGTACCGGCTCCACGCTCACGCACGCCCAGATGTCCACCATCATCGACGACGCGAAGAAGCTGGGTTCCTTCAAGGAGTCGGTTCTCGCGCACGCGGGCGAGTACGGCATCACCAACATCGAGGTCCTGTTTCCCGACGCCCAGGCCATCGACAACAAGCCCGAGTGGATCACGCGCAAGATGGCGTGGGTCGAGGGTGTTCTGAACGGTACTCGGAAACTTCCCTTCTCCCGCATCAAGTCGCTCTCGGCGGATCTCACGTTCGAGACGGCGCGAGCCAAGGGTTACATCAAGGGCGATCTGAAGAAGGAGCAGTTCTTCGCTCTGTCGGCCCGGGAAACCACGCCGAAGACGATCTACAAGAAGCAGAAGCTCGACCGCGACGACATCATCGACATCACGGACTTCGACGTCGTCGCGTGGCTCTGGGTCGAGATGCGGTTCATGTTGCGTGAGGAGATCGCTCGAGCGATCCTCGTCGGCGACGGTCGCGAGGTCGACGACCCGGACAAGATCGACGAGACCAAGATCCGCCCGATCGCATTCGACGATCCCTTCTACACCGACGTCGTCAGTGTGCCGGCCAACGTGGATTCCATCGAGCTCGTCGAGGCGGTTCTGCGGGCCCGGGACAACTACAAGGGCACGGCACCGACTGCCTACATGACCAACGCCGTCATGGTCGACATGCTGCTCGCCAAGGACAGTCTCCGCCGGCGCTACTACAACACCAAGGCCGATCTGGCCTCGGCGCTGGGCGTCACCGAGATCGTCGAGGTTCCGATCATGGAGGGTGTCGAGCGTGACGGCGCCGAAGTCCTCATGATCATCGTCAATCTGTCGGACTACGCTGTCGGCTCCACCCGGGGTGGCGAGATCACCACGTTCGACGATTTCGACATCGACTACAACCAGTACAAGTACCTGATCGAGGGTCGCATGTCCGGTGCTCTGACCCAGCACAAGCGGGCCCAGATCATCACGCGCGGCGCGGGCACGCTCGCGACCCCGACGGTTCCGACCTTCGTGTCGGGCACTGGCGTCATCACCATTCCGACGGTCACGGGCGTCACCTACAAGACCCAGGAGACGGGTCCGCTGGGCGCCGCGGGTACCACCCTTTCGGCGGGTGCCCAGACCGCCCTGACCGCCGGTCAGTCGCAGTCGATCATGGCCGTCCCGAACACCGGCTACTACTTCCCGCACAACTTCGACGCCGACTGGGTCTTCACGCGTCCTGCGTAAGGAGATCTGAATGGCAAGGTTTTATGGGAAGGTCGGATTCGGAACGACACAGAATCAAGGAGTGGGTGTTCACACAGAAGTCATTACTTACCGGTATTACTACGGCGACGTCGTGCGGAACAACCGCTCCAGCGAGAACGATGACAAAGTCAACAGTGATTTGCGTCTCTCGCACTCCATCTCGATTGTGTCGGATTCACATGCGAACGAACATCTCTTTGCCATTCGGTACGTAGAGTGGACGGGGACTCGATGGGAAGTGACCGATGTCGAGGTCCAGAGTCCCCGTCTCCTCTTGAGGTTGGGAGGTGTATACAATGGCCCCGAGGGCACAGCTGCAGTCGAAACTTGAGTTGATACTGCCGCATGTATATTTCCAACCTCCATCCAACGTGGCAATGGAATTCCCTGCCATCGTCTACCAACGGGCGAGAGCAGAAACCGAATTTGCTGACAATATCCCCTACGGGGTGACCAAACAATATCAGATAATAATGATCACCCGAAATCCTGATGAATCCGCGTTCGACGCAATTGTGGCGCTCCCGATGTGCGTGCACGAACGGAACTACATCGCGGACAATCTGAACCATGACGTGTTCAACATCTACTTCTGAAAGGAAAACGCATGGCAGTCCTGACATGGGACCAGACTGGCGAGCGTATGTACGAAACCGGCGTCGATCACGGTGTCCTCTACCAGATCGATGAGACCGGCGAGTACGTCGATGGTGTGGCCTGGAACGGTCTCACGACCGTCACCGAGTCGCCATCGGGCGCGGAAGCCAATCCGCAGTATGCGGACAACATCAAGTACCTGAACCTCATCTCGACCGAACTCTTCGGGTGCACGATCGAGGCGTACTACTACCCGCCGGAGTTCGAGCAGAACGACGGATCCGCTTCCCCAACCCCGGGTCTGAGTGTCGGCCAGCAGCCCCGCAAGCCGTTCGGTTTCTGCTACCGGACGCTGAAGGGCAACGACACGGAGGGCAACGCTCACGGCTTCAAGCTCCACCTGGTGTGGGGCGCTCTCGCCGCCCCTTCGGAGAAGGCCTACGCGACGGTGAGTGACTCGCCCGAGGCGATCACGTTCTCCTGGGAGGTCACTACCACTCCACTCGCCGTCGGTACCGTCCTGGGCACTCCGTACGCGCCCACGGCCAGCATGACCATCGACAGCACGAAGGTCGATCCGGCCAAGTTGGCCATTCTGGAGTCCTATCTGTATGGGACGGTGTCCGAGGCTCCTTCGATGCCATCTCCGGCGGACGTGATCACGATCCTGGCCTCGGCGCTGACTCTGGCCACGCCGACGGCACCCACCTACAGCTCGTCGACCGATCTCATCACCATCCCGACGATCACTGGTGTCGAGTACTACATCGACGGCAACCTCGTTCCGCCGGGTGACTTCGGACCGATCACGGCGAACAAGCTGGTTCGTGCTCGGCCGGCTTCGGGCTACAAGTTCCCGACGCCCGTCCAGGACGAGTGGCTCATCACCTTCGCCTAGTATGAATGGAGACAAGGAATGCTCGAGATTGACGTCGCATTGGAGGAATCGTACGACGAGAAGAGAGAGAAATTCGTCGCCACGAAGACTTTCAGAGTGAAGCTCGAGCATTCCTTGGTCTCGGCGTCAAAATGGGAGTCATCCTGGAAGATACCCTTCCTCAGTAAGAAAGACAAAACGCCCCAACAAACACTTTCGTACATCAACTTCATGATTCTCAATGAGGAATTGCCTCCGGGGGTTTTCCAGAAACTCGTTGAGAACCACATGAGTACAATTGAAGATTACATTGCTGATGAAATGACAGCCACTAAACTATACACGGATCCCAACGGTCCTCAATCTCGAGAAACCATTACGACAGAGTTGATTTATTACTGGATGATTTCAATGCATGTCCCTGTCGAATTCCAACACTGGCATTTGAATCGTTTGATCACATTGATCCGAACGATCAACTTGAAGAATACACCGAAACGGAAGATGACAACCGCCGAAAGAAGAGCATTGAACAGAAGTCGTCTCGCCAAACACAACACAAGAGGATAGGGAGGTGTGATGACGAGAATTAGCTGGTCTCAAAATGGAGAACGCTATTTTGAGGCTGGAATCGATCGCGGTGTGCTCTACATTGACGATGATCCAGGGATTCCTTGGGTTGGTTTAGTGAATTTCAACAAACAACAGTCGGGTGGAGAATCCACACCTCGATATCTCGATGGAATCAAGATCAGCAATAGAGCATCTCCCGAGAATTTTGAAGGAACATTGGATGCCTATGCGTATCCCCCTCAATTTGAACAATGCGATGGCACATCGCGTTTTCAGCATGGTCTGAGAATCACGCAGCAGCGTCGAAAGCCTTTCGGCATGGTTTTCCGCACCAAGATCGGTAATGAAATTGCTGGTCTGGAGAAAGCGTACAAACTTCATATTCTTTACAATTTGAAAGCGGAACCCTCAACTCGCGGATATCGAACATTGGTCGATCAAAATGAGCCTATGACACTCAGTTGGAAAATCACGTCTCGACCGGAAAGAATCTCGGGATTTCGACCTGCAGCTTATTTCATCATCGATTCGAGAGACATTCCTGCGGAGTTGCTCACGCAATTGGAGGATCTCTTCTATGGTACGGAAACCACAGAAGCAACTCTTCCTACGGCAGGAGAGCTCATGTTCTTGTTCGATTCCTATTTGGACATGATCTATGATGCAGGGACACCTTTCACTGCCGTATTCGCTACTTACGATGCTGGTACACCGTCAACACCCGTTGACGCAACGATAGATGGAGGTGCGCTGTAATGGCAGAAGGCACACGAATGCAGCAACGGCGTGCCACCGAGGCTGTGTGGGCAACGTCAGGCTATGTTCTGGCGGATGGTGAACTCGGCGTCACAACCGACACGGGGATCATCAAGATCGGTGATGGAGTGAATGCTTGGTCTGATCTGGATCCGGCATTCGGCTCAAGCTATCTTCCTATTCTGGGAACAGCTGCGAATTCAAGTCTGTTGGGTGGAATCAGCTCGAGTGGTTTCTGGCAGACTGCCGATGCCACTACGGCTGCCACTGCCAGTAAACTCGCTCTGAGGACTGGTACGGGGACCGTCAAGGGTGCTGTAGCGGCCGCCAGTGACGACTTGGTCGCAAAATCGCAACTTGACACCACGAATGCGAATGTCACAACAAACACCACCGATATCGATAATTTGAAAATCCATTCAGCGGCGAATAGAACTGCTCTTCTGGCCATTTCCACGGGAAGTCTTCCTTATGGCTACCTTGTCAAGCAGACTGACAAGGGATACATCTGGATGTGGGATGGAGCAGGATGGCGATACAAGGGCAACCCCACCGGTGATAACCCGTACATCGAATTATCTCGCGGCACTCTATCATGGGGTAACCTCGCGACAGCAGTGTGGGGATTCAGTCTTTTGGCAACAAATGACACGGATCTTTTCACATGGAGTGCGGGGACATCATCTTCTGTTGGTGGATATGTTTCTGTAACAGAAGCTGGTCGATATCACATGATGGGTCTTTCTCAAACGACATACAACCCCAGTGCGTATTACACCAATGTTCAAATGGAATACCCCAGTATTCCCAATACCTATAAACTGTTCAACGCCAATGGACTCATGGGGGCTGGAACCCCGTCAGGATTCATGGATTTCACTGTTCATGATTTCGGTGCACTTCCAGCCAGTCAGCATATTCGATTGCAAGTTTACATCAATATCGCTGGATCAGAACTTCGTGGCGCACTTCTGCATGTGGAAAGACTTCCTTCTATCTGATAGGAGGAATTCATGATATCACGCTCCAGTAAAGGATCGTTTTCGGAGACTGAGGCCTTTCTTCGACGACTCACCGATTTGAAAATTGATCGTGTTATCGAAGCGCAAGCCAAAAAGGGCGCTCATGCTCTCTCGGCAGCGACTCCGAGTGAATCAGGAAGAGCAGCACTTTCCTGGGATTACGAAATCACAAAAACAGGAAAATCTGTCAATATTTTCTGGACAAATGATGATGTGGAGAATGGCTTTCCTGTTGCTGTCATGATTCAATATGGTCATGGCACAGGAACTGGTGGTTGGGTTCAAGGTATCGATTATATCAACCCAGCCATGCGTCCGATATTTGACCAGATCGCAGAGACTGTATGGAAGGCGGTGACCTCTGCATGAGTAATGTTGAAGAGCGCATTGTTCGCATGAAGTTTGACAACGCGACTTTCGCCAACGGCGTCAGCTCAACCATGTCACAGCTTCAGGCTCTGGACAAGGCACTTCAGCTCGATGGTGCTTCTCAAGGTATCCAGCAAGCAAATGATGCTGTTGGTCGTTTCAATACCGGCGGTGCTCAGGAGCAAGTTTCATCGCTGGCGCAGCGATTCAGCGCTCTCGAGATCGCTGCCGTCACAGCTTTGGCAAATATCGTCAATAAAGCAGTCAATGCGGGTCTTAGTCTAGCGAAGTCTCTGTCAGTCGAACCCATCATTGCAGGATTCAAGGAATATGAGACAAATCTCGGCTCTATTCAGACCGTTCTGTCCAATACTGGTCTGAAAGGTGCTGAAGGTCTTGCGAAAGTCAATGATGCTCTGGGTAAACTGAATACTTATTCAGACCAAACGATCTACAATTTCTCCGAAATGGCTCGGAATATCGGAACCTTCACCGCTGCTGGTGTGACACTCGATGTGGCTACCAACGCCATCAAGGGTATTGCCAATCTGGCTGCAGTTTCGGGATCCAACGCCGAGCAAGCTTCAACAGCAATGTATCAACTCTCACAAGCCATATCCGCGGGTAAAGTCAGTCTGGAAGACTGGAATTCGGTTGTCAATGCGGGTTTGGGTGGCAAAGTATTCCAAGATGCCTTGGTCGAGACAGCTCGAGCACAAGGTATTGCTGTTGATAGCATGATCAAGAAGAATGGCTCGTTCCGAATGAGTCTGCAAGAAGGATGGCTTACCAGCAAGGTTCTCACGGAGACACTCAGTAAGTTCACGGGTGATCTGACTGCAGACCAATTGAAGTCCATGGGATACACCCAAGCTCAAATCAAGGGCATTCTTGAGATGGGCAAGACGGCCGTTGACGCCGCCACCAAAGTCAAGTCCATGAGTCAATTGCTGGATACTCTACGGGAAGCCGTGGGATCCGGTTGGTCGAAGACGTGGCAGATTGTCTTTGGCGATTTCGATGAGGCCAAAGAGCTCTTTACGGGCGTTAACAATGTCCTGGGTGGAATGATCAGCGCTTCGGCGGATGCTCGGAATAACCTTCTTCAGGGATGGAAGGATCTGGGTGGTCGTCAAGCTCTGATTGATGGGATCGCTAACGCGTTCAAGGCGCTCATGGCGATCTTGAAGCCCATCAAGGATGCTTTCCGGGAGATCTTCCCGGCAACAACCGCCAAGCAACTCTACGACATGACAGTCGCTTTCCGAGACTTCATGGCGAAGCTCAAAATAGGAGAGGAAACCGCAAATAACCTCCGGAGGACATTTGCCGGATTGTTTGCGATCTTGGGAATCGGCTGGGAATTGATCAAGGCCGGTGTCAAATTCATCTTTGACCTGATCGGAAGTCTCACCGCGGGCTCCGGTGGAGTTCTTAAATTCACTGGCACTATCGGTGATTTCTTGTACGAACTCCATCAAACTATTCGAGATGGTGAAGCGTTCGGTAAAGTTTTCGATTTCATCGGGAAAGTCCTTTCTTACCCGATCAATATCATCAAAACTCTGATTGGTTTGCTCGGTAAGCTATTCTCTGGCGTTGGGGGCGACGCAGAATCAGCCAAAGAATCCATCGGGGGTCTGGTTGACTCGATGAGTCCTCTCGAGCGCCTCGGAAAACTCATCGCATCAACCTGGCAGAAAATTCACGATATCTTCTCCACCGTTGCGCAAAATGTGAAGAACGTCGCCAAGGAATTTGTCGATTGGGCAAAAGGCATCGGTGCAGCCATTGCTGGAGTTTTCCAGGGCGGTTTGAATTTCGACGCCATTCTGGGCGCTATCAATACTGGTTTGTTTGCAGGATTGATTGTCCTTTTCAAGAAATTCGTTTCGAAGTTTGGGGACTTCAAACTCGACGGCGGACTTCTCGATGGTGTCAAGGACGCTATCGATGGTTTGACCGGATCTCTCAAGGGAATGCAGAACGCTCTGAATGCTGCCGCTCTTCTCGGAATCGCCCTGGCCATCGGTGTTCTGACTCTGTCGTTCATCGGCCTCGCGGATATCGACGCGGGCGGCTTAACAAGAGCATCTGCAGCGATCGCGGTCATGTTCACTCAACTGAGCCTTGCTTTCGTGGCTTTCAACAAAATTAGCTCCGGAGGATCTGCCGTCAAAGTAGGCATAATGTCCGCCGGCCTCATACTTCTTGCCCTCGCTGTGCGCGTCTTGGCAAGCTCTGTTGAAAAGCTCGGCAGCATGGATCTCGAGACTCTACATAAAGGCTTGATTGCGGTAGCCATTCTTCTCGGAACATTGGTTGCTGCCAGCAATCGCCTCAATACTGTCGCACCAGGAATGATCAGGACAGCTGCTGGTCTGGTGATCTTGGCTGCAGCGATCCGTCTCCTTGTCGAATCGGTACAAGAGCTCGGCGGAATGGATTGGGAGAGCCTCGCTAAAGGACTTGTGGGAGTTGGCGCAATTCTAGCCGCTCTGGCACTCTTCACCAAATTTGCCGAGGCAGATAAAGGCGGGATTTCTCAAGGAGCCGGAATTGTTCTGCTTGCCGTGGGTCTCAAGATTCTCGCCAGTGCGATAGGGGATTTCACTAAATTCAACTGGGAGCAATTGGCTCGAGGAATGGCCGGCGTTGCGGTCGGACTTGGATTGATCACTGCAGCGATCAATCTCCTTCCGAACGGCGCGACATTCAAAGCCGCAGGAATTCTGATCGTCGCGACTTCTCTACAATTGATTGCCGACGGTGTGAAGGAAATGTCCGATCTCAAATGGAGTGAAATCGCTCGGGGAATCACTGTGTTGGCAGGAGCTCTTCTGTCGATCGCAGTAGCACTGAAGATCATCCCCAAGGGTTCTGTTCTGAATGCTGCTGCAATTCTGATTGTTGCTGCTGCCTTGCATATTCTCAACGATGCGCTGGCTGAAATGGCTGCTTTCTCGAAGAATGAAATCATCAAATCTCTGACATTGCTGGCAGGATCCCTGATCCTGATTGCTGGTGCTGTTCGAGTCATGCAAGGAGCTCTCTCTGGAGCTGCAGCCATTTTGGTGGTTGCTGCTGCACTGAGGCTCTTGCTTCCTGTTCTGACTACTCTAGGACAAATGAGTTGGGAAGAAATCATCAAGGGGCTCGTCGGCCTTGCCGGCGTGTTTGTCATTATCGGTGTCGCTGGCCTCGTCCTGGCTCCGCTGGTCCCCGTTCTCTTTGCTCTTGCTGCAGCTATAGGCCTTCTTGCCTTGGCGGTTCTGGCAGCAGGCGTTGGCGTGTTGGCTTTTGCTGTAGGCTTGTCCATTCTTGCGGCAGCGGGAACAGGGGCAGTCGCGGCAATTGTCGGTATTGTGGCAGGTCTTGTGGGCTTGATCCCCTATGTTCTGGAGCAGATCGCTCTGGGCCTTGTCGCATTCGCCAAAGTGATCGCGGTTTCTGGACCGGCAATTCTTGATGCTATCAAGACACTGATGAATGCTTTCCTTGATGCCATTATTTCGGTGATCCCCAAGATCATCGATACCATTGTGACAATGTTGGTTCAGCTGCTGGAGAAATTGGCCGAAGCAACTCCGAAATTCGTCGATTCTGGTTTGAAGATCATCATATCTATACTGAGAGGTATTGCCGACAATATCGGGAAAGTTGTCGATCAGGGTGCTCGCATCGTGATTGCTTTCCTCGAGGGAATCGGACGAAATTCGGGTAAAATCATCGAAGCCGCAGTGAATATGATCTTCGATTTCATTCATGGTGTCGCGGACGCAATCCGTGGTGCTGGCGAGAAACTTGTCAATGCGGGTTGGGATATTGCGACGGCGATCATCGAGGGTATCATTCGAGGACTGGGTGCTCTCGTGAAGAAGGTTGTCGACGCGGCTATCAACATCGCCAAGAAGATGTGGGATGGGATCGTCGACTTCTTCGATATCTTCTCCCCGTCAAAGAAGATGAAGTGGGTCGGAAAAATGTTGATGTTGGGCCTTTCTGGAGGTCTGGACAAATATGGTGATCTCGCTGTGAAATCCACTGTGGGTGTGGGCGAGAATATGATCGATTCCATGGGGAAGACACTGAGCGGATTGAGCTCTGTTCTGGGCAAGGATCTCATCGACTTCAACCCCACGATTTCTCCCGTATTGGATTTGTCTCAGGTTCGAGGGGAGGCTGCATCACTAGCTGACATTCTTGCGGCACCCTCTTTCGATATCGCTGCTGCTGCCAGGAATGCTCAGAGCGCCAATGCGGCGTTCGAAGACAATCGGGACGCTGGAGAAACGGACGGAACGACCGGCTCGGGCGATACTTTCAATTTCACTCAGAACAACACTTCCCCGAAGGCTTTGTCTGAGGCTGAGATCTACCGCCAAACCAAGAACCTGATCTCGAGGACGAAAGGAGACTGATCATGTTCACCAAAGTTGAAGTCACCAATCGTCGCGGGAACATTCTCACGTTGGCAGTACTTGAAGATGATAATCCCTATCAAATCGCTGCTATTGAAGGCCTTGAACCTGTTCAGGCCACATTGACAGCGTCAAGCTATGCTGGTCTCGATGGTGAAATTTTCCAATTCGCCAAGCGTGGTGCCAGGAATATCAGAATGAAATTGGATCTTGATCCGGATTTCGATGAGCAGACTTACACGACTCTCCGGCAAGGTCTTTATCCGTTCTTCGCCCCCAAATCAGAAATCACGCTGCGCTTCTACAGCGACACTGGCTTGTATCTGGATATTGTTGGAGTGGTGGAGGATTTCAATTCACCTCTATTCGATCAAGATCCTTCTGTGGATATCTCCATCATGTGTTATCAGCCTGACTTCACAGATCCCAGGATTGTGGAAGTTGCGGGAAATACCACGAGTGGTACGACTCCAACAACCTTGAATTACCCTGGGACTGTCGAGACGGGAACTGTAGTGACATTGAATCTGAATCGCGCATTGAGCGAATTCACGATCTACAATGTGGACGAGGGTGGAAATATCCAACAACTCGACTTCACGGGTGACCTCCTTGACGATGACGTCCTTGTCATCAGTTCACTGAAGGGAAATAAAGGTATCACACTCACTCGAGCTGGTGTGTCAAGTTCATTCCTTTATGGTCGATCTGCTCAATCGTCATGGATCGAGTTGAGCGAAGGTGTAAACAATTTCCGAATTTATGCTCCGGGGGATCCTATCCCCTATGTTCTCGAATACGTCGTGAGGTATGGTGGTCTCTAGTGGACATTTATATCCTCGACGCTTTGCTCCGACCCATCGATGTTGTGGGCGAATATATTTCGTTCCTATGGACGGAAAGATGGGATTCTTTGGGCGATTTCGAATTGATCACTTTGGGGAAACCGAGCAATCGACGTCGATTTGTCGCTGACACGAAAATCGTGATCTCGCAATCAAAGCGTGTGATGATCATCGAATCAGTCGAAGATACCGAGGATGTGGAGAAAGGTTCTCTTCTCAAAATCAAAGGTCGTTGTTTGAATCTTATGTTGGAAAAGCGTGTTTTGGTGCATCTTGATGTTTTTGAGCCGGGCCGCATTCTTCCAACATGGCATACCATCGGATGGACTCCGCTCGAACTCTTGACGTATTATTTCTTTCAGATCTGTCATGACAATGAGATTTCTGAGGGAGATAACATTCCTTTCCTGGAGACTACGGGATCGCTCTATCCAACAGAGAATATCATTCCCCCCTGGGATGTGGATTTCGAATGGTTTACACCCCCGATGAATCTCTATGAGGCTCTTCGGAAGATCTGCACTGCCTACGACATCGGATTCCGTTTCTACAAGGATCCTAACGCAGCCAAACTGTATTTCGAAGGCGTGATGGGTTGCGACCGTACTTCTCGACAATCTGATTTCATGCCAGTCATATTCTCACAGGATATGGCCAATTTGATCGATACAACGAATCTCATCGACAACTCGAAATATTTCAACGCTGTACAAGTCGTCTATTTCTACAAAGACGAGTTCGATAATGATACAACACTGAATGCTTTTGTAGAAGCGCCGGAACTAGCCTTCTCTGAAGGCGGTTTCGATCAGAAAACGAAATTCCTGTCGATTACACAACTCCCAGAAGATATGACTCTCGCGGAAGTTCCGGCATATTTGGTGAAATTGGGGGAAGAAGAACTCGGTCGGTCCAAACCCGTGAATGTGTATGATGGCGAGGTCGCCAAAAATAGCATTTATGTGTACGAACGGGACTACAATCTGGGCGACATTGTCGAGGTTCGTGGCAACGATGGTGGTGTCGCCTACATGCGTGTCGTCGAGCAGATCTTCAAGTCTGATAGTGCGGGTGACGCTGCATATCCATCACTTATTACCAATTCCTTTGTGTCCCCCGGAACTTGGGCCTCCTGGAAATACGATGTGGAATGGTCCGCTATGGGTTCTGACGAGTACTGGTCCAACCAGTAGAGAGAGGAGGTTATCGTGGCTATTGGAGATGCCGCGGTTGCCGCAGGCTTTCCCCTGGTGCCAGATTCAGGGGAAGAAGGCAAGGTCAAATGGGGAGCTCGAGAGATCAACAGGTCGCGCGATTTCATCGCTTTCCTGAAAGGACTTGTTCCTGGCTCAAAAGATGCTTTTCGAACGTCCGCGGGGATTTCGTCAGGAACGGCGGATCCCACGGGCGGTATGGACGGTGATATTTACTTCAAGATTCTGCCATAGGTGATTTATGGCTGACTACACACTGGGGATCGGTGGATCGTCCACGATGATGATCCGCGATCTCGGCGGATGGGTTGAATTCTGGTTCAAAACCGGCCCTCAAACATGGAACAATGATCAATGGTGGTCCTGGGGCGCTAATGGCACGAGTTCTCGTCAGAAATTCCGTCTCCTCAAAGGTGGTAACTGGCAGCTTTTCGGCTCCATCTACGTGGGATATAGTCAGACAATTCGCTTTACGATCGAAGGAGCTGGATTAGGGTGGGCAACCACCGATTTCTTCCAATTCATCCAGCGAGCTACGGTGCCAGGCGCACCCATCATGCAACAAGTGACACCAATATCATCATCGACCTTCCACGTGGTTTTTGTAGGGACGCATGACGGTGGTTCTGCTGTCCTTGAGTGGCAAATCGGTTACGGACTCTCCGGGAGTGGCCCTTCTTCGTTGGTGGGATCTGGTGGTGTATCGGATATCGGGGGATTCTCTCCCGGTCAGCGAGTATATTTCTGGGCTCGAGGTCGCAACGCCATCGGGTGGAGTGATTGGTCAAACCGACTCGATGGGATGACCTGGTCTGTTCCTCCGCCCCCTAGCGGCCCTACCATCTTGGAGAAATCGCAAGTCTCTGTTCGCTTTCAATATCTTTACGGTAACAATGCTGGTAATGCTCCGATCCTGGAGCGACAGATTGGATATGGTTTGAGCTCCAGTGCCCCGACCGACTTCGTCACCGACGCAGGTGATATATCGGGTGTTCTTCTCGAGGATCTCGATCCAGGAGGGACGTATTACTTCTGGGCACGTGCGCGCAATTCAGTAGGTTGGGGATCATGGTCGACACGAACACGTATCGACCTGATAGCAGGAGCATTGGTACTCGTAGGGTCTGAATGGAAACGCGCTGTACCCTACGTCAGAGTTGGTGGCGTATGGAAGGTGGCGGAACCATGGTTGAGGACAGCGGGGACATGGCGGAGTACGGCTCTGTGAGGCCGCGTCTCTGGGGGCTTCGACCATGGAAACGGCATAGTTTAATCCTCATGGTGGGCGGTTTCTTGTACGCCCTGATTGGGTTTCTCTTCTTTCAACTACCGCCCAACCCCGGCAGGGAGAGTTCTCTCAAAGTCGTTCTCCAAGTCGCTCCACTCGAATTTTGGGGTTCCGTGTTCATGTTCTCGGGACTCCTTTCCATGATTTCGTCCCGATGGCCTCCTTTCTCGGAGAAATGGGGATACATGGTCCTCACAGGAATGTCATCGGGATGGGCGTCAACATACCTACTGGGAGTCATTTTCTTCGACTCCCCGAGTGGTAATTGGTTCCAAGCTTTGGTATGGAGTGTCCTTGCTTTCATGTGGTGGGCCATCTCGGGTCTGTCGAATCCTGATCACTCGGGGGTGAGACCGGATGAAAGGATCTGATTGGGCCGTTGTCATTGTCGGTTTGGTCAGTCTGATCTCTGCGATCCTGGCAGGCCGATCGGCACGTAAGGCCGCTCAGTACGATAGCGATGCCTCCATCATGAACTCTAAAACTCTTGCTGAGACGGAGGCCTACAACCGAGCACGCAAGATGGATATCGAAACAATTAATCGGCAAGATCAAGAGATTGATGATATCCGCGAGCAAAATTATCAACTTCGCAAGCAGGTGAGAAAACTCCAAGAAGATAACGATCGAATACATGAGGAAAACAGAATCCTCAAACAGAGAGTTGCCCGTTTGGAAAAACATCAAAAGGAGAACAGTGATGGATGACACCGGTTTCACCTTTCCGCCGAAGGCATACGATTTCCTGAAATATGTGGCTCTGGTGGTTCTCCCGGCCGCAGCAACGCTGATCCTGGGTATCGGCCTGGCGATTCATTGGACCGCTGCCGCACCCACGGCGACGATCATCACCCTGATCGACACGTTCCTCGGGAATCTGATCGGCAAGAGTTCCAGCAATTTCAAAGCCCAGAACAACGACGTATTCGGCGAGTTGGTCGTGAAGCAGGATCCTGACGGTGTCCCGACTGGAATGCGGATCGTCGGTTACAAGGAGAACCCCATCCTGGAGGAGGGCAAGCAGGTCTCCCTGCATGTCCGTAGGGAGCAGGAGCTGCAGTAATCGCAACAATTACATGGCTAGTAATGAGACCACTGAAAGGACTAGCCATGTTCAAAAGACAAGAAGACGCAGTTCAGAAAGCCCTCGACACGCGCATCCTGAGCGCCCTCGAATTGCTGGATTCTGTGGGCACGAACGACGAGATCGATATTGAACTCGACAAGAACATCAAGCAGCTCTTCGGGTTGATGGATAACCTGACCGCGTATGATGAAGAATACGAAAAAATGGTGAACGCCGTTGTCAAGCTGCTCCAAATTCGGAAGAACAACACCGAGGAGCACGCCAAGATGACCGCGTCAATCGCCAAGCTCACCGAGCTGCGGAAGAAGGACACCATCAGTTTGGAGACCTGGGTGACTGTCGGGACACATCTCGCGGGAATGCTCATGATCCTCAATCACGAGCGCGCTCACGTGATCGCGACGAAGACTTTTGGACTTCTCCGAAAGATCCTGTGAACAAGCCAACCGCAAGAAACTCGAAGCCATATGGCGCGCCTAACTCCCCCAGGCGTGTCATATGGTTTTTCGGGCGATTTACATGGATTTTTGTTTTTCCGATTCGCAAGATTTACAAGGCCTATAATGAGACCCTACCAGTTTTAAGGAGCATCATGGACAAGAAGCAGATCGCTGCTGCCGCCATTGGATCGTTCGTCGGAACGGCCGCCTTCACCACTGTCATCACGACGGTGACGATCGTGGCCAAGAAGATCGAGCGCGCCAAGCGGATCAAGCGCGAGAACGCCGAGACCAAGAAGACCACCAAGAGCTGAATCTCAAGCCGACAACCCCCACAAGGGGTTTAGGCTTTCGAAAGGAGGTTGCAATGGATCGACGTCACTTAGTTATCGAGCTTTTCGAAATCGCTCTCATTGCACTCATCATTGTGTTGATTTTGACACACTAAGCAAAAAGGGGGAATAATGCAAACCATCAAGGCAATTATCGTCCTTCTCGTTTTGGTGATTATCGCCGTAGCGTTCTGGTCGAAGATCATCGAATTTATCGTGTCGATATCTCAATGAAAGGATCATGATGGCATATTTGGATGCCGTTGTCCGAAACGAAGACAATCATGTTGTGTTCAATGGATTCCCCGACTCAACGAGAGAATTCATCCAGATCATGATCGACACCGAAGTTGATCTCTCGCAGTTTCACGCCATCGACGGGGAGACATTGAGCTTTTGGAATCTCGCAGATTACATGGCTCGATAACTCGCAAGAATTACAGGGGTTATAATGAGACCCTACGAAAGGAATGAGCCATGTTGGGCAATCGCCACATGCAGGTGAAATTCGTCAAGGATGGCAATGCCACTTCCGAAAATGTCGACGTTAAAACCGTGAACCCCCAGCAGATCGCCGAGATCGCAACGGACTACACGATCAAGACGATCGGCGCCATCGGTGTGGTCATCGCCGCCAACCGAGTACTGAAGACCATCTGTGATGTCGTTGTCATTACCGCTCAAGCCAAAATCACATAAACCAACAACCCCGCAAGGGGTTTAGGTTTTCGTAGGGCCACCAACACAAGAAAAGGAAAAGACATGACCAAGAAGAGCGTTCTGTACACCCTCCTCGCCGTGCTCGTTGTTGCGGGAATCATCGGTCTGGCGTGGGCATTCACGTCGTCGTCCCAGAGCTCCGCGAGGATCGAGCCGCCCGTGCCCATCGCCGTCCCGATCGCTTCGACGCCGGCGATCAAACTCCCGCTGCAGGACCTCAGTGGGAATTGGGAGGCCGACAGCGGAAACGGCGCCACCATGACCGCCACGATCACGAATGGCGAGATCCGGATCACCCTGAACAACGAGGGCGCGAAGATGCTGTACTGGGTCGGGACGTTCGACCCGAAGGCGGGTGCCGGCGACACTGTGACGTCCGCCAAGATCGACATCAACAAGGCCGTCCTGTCGCGCGCGGGCAGCAAGGAGTTCATCATCGGCAAGGACGCGATCTCGTTCGATCTCTCCGTGGCCGGCAAAACCACGAAGGTGGTGTTGTCCCGTGCCTGAGCTCGATCCCTGGATGTGGTTTGTCATCATCCTCTTCGGGATACTGTGCGTGACCGTGATCGTTCTCGGATTTCTGGGAAGGCGTCGTGATCTCGCGAAGATGAAGTCGGAAATGCCGGAACTCCCCCCTGTTCCGGGATCCACCGAATGGACAACTGAATTGCTGAAGCAGCGAGACGATCGAATCATGGAGGTGATCAATGGCGATCAAGACGGTATTCAGCGCAGCTGAGAAATTTGTCGTCGACAACTCCCCCGGGATCCTGACGGGTCTCGGGGTAGCGGGTGCGGTGACGACCGTGATCCTGACGGGGCGTGCGGCATGGCAGGCTGGTATGGACGCCAGCACGCAGTACCACGAGGCGCTGCGAGAAGGCGAGCCACTTCCGGAGCATTTGCTGGAGACCGGTCATCTCGTCAAAACCTATTGGCGAGGATTCATCCCCGCGGGGATCTCCGGCGTGACCACCATCACCTGCATCATCGCCGCCAATCACATCGGTGCGCGCAGGACGGCAGCCATCGCCGCGGCCTTCAGACTCTCGGAGAAGTTGACCGAGGAATACAAGGATCGCGTCGTGAAAGCACTCGGATCCCAGAAAGAAGAGAAGATGCGCTCCGAACTCACGAAAGAGCGCATGGAGAAAGCAGGGATTCCGGACAACATCATCATCGTGGGATCCGAGGTGTTGTTCTACGACGAACTGTCGGGACGGTTCTTCAAGAACGACATGGAGACCATTCGCAAAGCCGTCAATGATATCAATCATCAGGTCAACAATTTCTTCTCGGCATCCCTGACCGATTTCTATGAAGCGATTGGGTTATCACCCACATCGTTCTCGGATGAAGTCGGATGGAATACGGACGAACTGCTCGACATCAAATTCTCGGCAACACTGCTCGATGGGAGTCGTCCGGCCATCGGTATCACGATCAACACATCACCAGTTCGCGGTTACGACCGCGTACAGTAGGGAGATCTCTTGTTCAAGAAGACCATCGGATTCAAGGATTTCAACGGCGACAACCAGTCGCAGGACTTCTACTTCCATATGTCGAAGGCTGAGCTTCTCGCGATGGCCGCGGACAACAGCGCGATGGCGAATCGGATCCAGAGGATCATCGACAGCAAGGATGGTCGAGCGATCCTGCAGGAATTCCGTGAGCTCATCGAGATGTCGGTCGGTGTTCGCTCGGAGGATGGGTCGCGCTTCATCAAGAACACCGCGGCCAAGAGTGCTCTGATGGACTCGCCGGCATACGACGAACTCCTGATGGAGCTCGCGACCAACGCGGAAGCGGCCGCGGAATTCGTCCGGCAACTGGTTCCCGAGCAGATGCAGGAGGAGATGCGCAAGCAGATGGAGAAGGCGAAGGGACCGGAGAAGGATGTGGATCCCTTCGCACAACCCGCGGCCGATGACCCTCGGCCGATCTGGCTGAAGGAGGAACGCAACCCAACGGAGCAGGAGCTGATGGGGATGTCCAAGGAGGAACTCCAGCTCGCTTTCCGACTCCGCAAGTGAGGAATGGGGGGATTCGCGAGGCAGCCGCAACCCGCTGCGGATGGTCTCCTGTCTATTCCAGACGCGAATCTTAAACGGCAGCTGATGACCAACATGTGCCCCCACTCGCAAGAATTACAGGGGTTATAATGAGACCCTACGAAAGGACATATATCGATGAAGAAGATTGAGATCCTGAAGAAGGCCGTAACGACGGTCGTGGGGATCGGAACTGCGAAGATCGTTCGCGAGATCATCAAGAGCAACGTCAACACCGACACGACATTCCAACGAGTGAGCGTGACGGCTGCCAGCGCTGCTATTGGTGGTGCTGTGAGCGATATAACCAAACAGTACACCGATCGCCAGATCGACGAGATCGTCGCCTTCATTCAGAACATCAGGAATGGCACGAATAAATCTACCAACGAGGATTGAAACCGACACCCCTACACGGGGTTTAGGTTTTCCCGAGAGAGGAACCATGACCGAGTTTCCGAGCAATTCCAGGATGCCTCGAACGGAGAAGCCCATTCCGGAGCGGGTTGTTGAGTCGGTGGTGTCCGGTGAGGTCGCTTCGAGGAAGAAGCCGCTCGGTCGGCGTCTCAGAGAAGTCTTCATCGGGGGCGACACCAAGAGTGTGATCAGTTATGTTCTTGCTGATGTCTTGATGCCTCAAGCCAAAGAGATGTTTGTCGAAGCCGTGAGCTCCGGTTTTGAGAGATTGGTCTATGGCGACAATCGTCCAGGCCGCCGGTACGGCTCCCGACCCACCACAACTACTCCAGGTCCCACCAACTACACGCGCTACGGTGTCCGCGGCAACAACCCCATCGGTCGTCAGGGGCACGAGGACCGTCGACCTACAGCCACTGTCAGAACACATGAGCTCGATGACATTCTGCTCGCCACTCGAGTTGAGGCAGAAACGGTTATCGACCGCATGTACGACCTCTTGCGTGACTACGAATCCGTGACGGTGGCGGATCTTCGTAGTCTCATCGGATGGTCATCCAGCTACACCGATCAGAAATGGGGATGGACCGATCTCCATGGCGCCGAAGTGCGTCGAGTTCGTGATGGTTACATCCTCATTCTCCCCAAGACCATTTCTCTGGATTAAGGACAATCATGACACTGATTCCCCCAACGGTCGCGAGCAAACTCGCCCGTCCGCTCCTGCATCTGCGGAAGCAATCTCCCCAAGTGATGTTCGCCGGTGGTGTTCTCGCCGCGGTGGGCTCAACCGTCCTGGCCTGCCGTGCCACCCTGAAACTCAGCGACGTCCTGTCTGAGACGGAGGAGCTCAAGGACAAAGCCGCCGCGATGGTCGGTGAGCGCGCCGATTACACCGAGAAGGAGTACAACCACGATCTGTTCGTCCTGAAGATCAAGACCGTCCTGAACATCACGAAGCTCTACGCGCCGTCGGCCGGCCTGATGGCGTTGTCATTGTCGCTCCTCACGGGATCCCATATCACCCTGAATCGTCGGAACGCGAGTCTCACGGCAGCCTACGCGACGGTGGATCAGGCCTTCGAGAAGTACCGTCAGCGTGTCGTGGCGCAGCTGGGTATCGATGCGGACCGAGACTTCCGGTACGGTACCGAGGTCGTCAGCGAGACCGTGGAAGGCGAGGACGGCAAGAAGAAGACGGTCAAGCACACGCGGGTCGACTCCAGCGAGGGCCCGTCGATGTACGCACGCTTCTTCGACGAGATGTGCAACGACTGGAAGAGGAATCCGGAATACAACCGCGCATTCCTACACTGCCAGCAGAACTTCGCGAACGAGAAGCTGAAGATCAATGGGCATATCTTCCTCAACGAGGTTTACGACGCGCTCGGGATCCCGAGGTCCAAGGAGGGCGCGATCGTCGGATGGGTGCTGGATGGCAACGGCGATGGCTTCGTCGACTTCGGTATCTTCGACGACTTGACCAATCCGCGTGTCCGGGACTTCGTCAACGGCCGGGAGTACTCGATCCTGTTGGACTTCAACGTCGACGGCGTCATCTACGACAAGATTTGAGGGGGTCAGGATGTCCAACCCCCGTTTGACTGCGATTGCTGTCGGCGCGGGCAGCCTCGTGGTCGGAATTGGTCTGGGCTACAAAATCGCTGAGAAGCGGTTATCTGCACAGTTCGAGCTCCGTCTCGAGAAGGAAACCGCAGGAATGCGGGAGTTCTACCAAAACACCAAGAAGCCCTATGCCACTCCACAAGAGGCGGCTGCGGCACTGATCGACGATGATGTGGATACCGGACAGGAAGCCACTGCGACTGTGGTGGGTGATAAAATCGCCTACCACAAGATCGTCAAGAAAGAATACGCACCCCAGGAGGCTTTGGTGGACCTTCCTGACCAGACGGATCGAATTCCGGAACTCGAGCATCACAACGTCTTCATTGAAGAGCCGATCATCATCTCGCAGGAGGAGTTCATGCAGAACGACTCCGGATACGAGCAGAGCACACTCTCGTTCTACCGAGGCGACCATGTCCTGACAGACGAGCGGGAGAACGTGATCGAGGATCTGAACGAGGTGGTCGGCGCGGAGAACATGACGAGGTTCGGTCAGAACTCGAGTGATCCGAACGTCCTGCACATCCGCAATGGTCGCCTCCAGATGGACTTCGAAGTGTGTCTGAGTGAGGGCTCCTACAGTCAGGAAGTCTTGGGGATCGACGAGGTTCCCCAGGAACTCCCGAGCGGCCGTAAGAGAACATGATGTCCTCCGGAAATCTTGACGATCGCTACTTCCGATGGCTCTATGGGTTGGTGGCGGACGTCAAGATCCGGAAAGGTCCCCATACTCATTGGAACTTACTGCATCAACTCTTCGAGATCGAATTCGCGTGGTTCGTTCCGAATGACGACAACAGAGCGGAAGATGGTCGAGAGCTCCGTGTAGAATGGGCATCTTCCGAAGAGGCCCAGGTGGATTCTCACTGGGCGTCTCGAGGCTGTTCGTTTCTCGAGATGCTGATCGGATTGTCGAGGCGACTTGAGTTCCAAACAGAGCAAGATGTGGTGTTTTGGTTTTGGCATCTCATCGGAAATATGGGGCTTCTGGGATACAATGATCGAGCCATATTTGCTGAGGAGGAGGTGCAGGATCGTGTGTTCGTAGTGATCTGGCGGAATTACGATCGCTATGGCAACGGCGGTTTGTTTCCTCTTCGGTACACTCAAACAGATCAGCGCAAAGTAGAGATCTGGCGCCAGATGAATGAGTACTTGCTACAAGATGGGTGAGGAGGTTGTGTGGATTTCTACAAGATTCAGGTTGACCAGAAGAAAAACGGCGACACTGTCGTCTCACCCAATTTTGTGGTCGGGAAATCGAAAGATCTGATGGTGCGGGGGCGTTCGTTTTACGCCATCTGGGACGAAGAAGCAGGATTGTGGTCGACGGACGAGTATGATGTCGCTAGAATCGTTGATCAAGACCTGCAGAATTACGCCAGTCAGAATGCGTCCGACGCCACCGTCCTCACCATGCGGAACTTTCGCAGCAAATCATGGATCGACTATCGTTCATTGATCGCTAACATCCCCGACAACGCTCGACAGCTAGATCAAAATCTGACCTTCGCCGATCAGGAGGTCAAGCGGTCCGATTACGTGAGTCGGCGTCTTCCCTATTCGCTGGGGTCGGGAGATTACTCCTCGTGGGACGAGCTTGTCGGGACGCTGTATTCAGTGGAGGAACGGAGGAAGATCGAATGGGCGATTGGATCGATAGTTTCGGGGGATTCGAAGAAGATCCAGAAATTCTTCGTGTTCTATGGGAAGCCAGGGAGTGGCAAAGGCACGATTATCTCGATTATTCAGAAGTTGTTCGAGGGCTACGTCGCGACCTTCGAGGCGAAATCTCTCGGTTCTACGAACAACTCCTTCGCGACGGAAGCGTTCAAAAGCAATCCGCTAGTGGCGATCCAACACGATGGAGATTTGTCGAGGATCGACGACAACACACTGCTCAATTCGATCGTGTCGCACGAAGACTTGCGCATGAACGAGAAATACAAACCGAGTTACACCGGACGCGTGAACGCAATGTTATTCATCGGCTCGAACAAGCCGGTGAAGATCTCCGACGCGAAATCAGGCATCATCCGGCGCTTGATCGATATCCATCCGACAGGTGTCATGATTCCCCACAATCTCTACAACACCCTGATGAGTCGAGTGGACTTCGAGCTCGGAGCGATCGCCCAACACTGCCTCGACGTCTACCGAACCTTTGGTAAGAACTACTACAACGACTACCGCCCTACCGAAATGATGTTCCAGACCGACATCATCTTCAATTTTGTCGAGGCTTCGTATGATGTGTTCAAATTCCAAGATGGAGTGACACTCAAACAAGCCTACGACATGTACAAAGAATACTGTAGCACAACCGGCATCGACAAAGCACTCCCGCAATACAAATTCCGAGAAGAACTGAAGAGTTACTTCACTGCGTATCATGAGCGCATTGAGGTTAACGGCGAAAACAAGAGAAATTACTTCGCCGGATTCAATGCTTCTCATTTCAAGAAACTGACCGTCGAGGAAGAAGAGATCTTCTCGTTAGTTATTGATGACAAAATATCATTGCTTGATGAAGAACTGGCTGAGCAGCCTGCGCAACTGTCCAGCCCTGATGGAATTCCTTCGATGTCATGGTCGAACGTGACGACGAAACTGAAGGACATTGACACACACGAGGAGCATTATGTCCTCGTCCCCCCGAATCACATTGTGATTGATTTCGATTTGAAAGGAGAGAATGGTGGGAAGGCACTCGCTCGTAATCTCCAAGCGGCGTCGCTTTGGCCAGCGACGTATGCGGAGTTGTCTAAATCTGGTCAAGGTGTTCATCTCCATTACGTGTATGATGGGGATGTCACACAGCTGTCTCGCCTCTTCTCCGAAGGCATCGAAGTCAAGGTATTCACTGGCAAGGCTTCGCTCCGTCGGCGGCTCACCAAGTGCAATACCGTCCCTGTGGCCACGATCAACAGTGGCCTTCCGCTCAAGGAGAAATCCAACGTGCTTCACGCCGATACGATCCGCAGTGAGAGGGGTCTGCGCGATCTTATCGCGCGTAATTTCCGGAAAGAAATCCACCCCGGAACCAAGCCCTCCATCGACTTCATCGCCAAGATCCTCGACGACGCCTACACTTCCGGACTCCAGTTCGACATCACCGATCTACGACCGAAGATCATTGCCTTTGCAAATAACTCAACCAATCAGGCACTGGCCTGTCTCAAGGTCGTACAACGAATGCGCTTCTCGAGTGAGGAGGTACCTGGATCCCAACCAGTTCCCGCCTCGATCGTTGTGGACGACCAACCCCTGGTTTTCTTCGACTGCGAAGTTTTCCCCAACCTGTTCGTGATCTGCTGGAAGTACCGAGAATCCGACACGATCGTCAAGATGATCAACCCTTCTCCCGCCGACGTGGAGGTCTTGATCAAACTGAAACTCGTCGGCTTCAACAACCGGCGATTCGACAACCACATGCTCTATGGATGCTATCTCGGTTACAACAACCAGCAGTTGTACGAATTGGCGCAGCGTCTCATCAACGGGAAATCAGGGGCGGCGTTTGCCGCGGCCTATGGATTGTCCTACACGGACATCTATGATTTCTCCAGCATCAAGCAGTCGTTGAAGAAATTCGAGATCCAACTGGGGATCCCTCACATGGAACTCGACATTCCCTGGGATCAACCAGTCCCCAAGGAGTTGTGGGACAAGGTTGTCGAATACTGCTGCAATGATGTGGCCGCCACGGAAGCAGTTTTCGAAGATCGTGAGCAGGACTTCGTCGCTCGGCAGATTCTTGCGGAACTGAGTGGACTCACCGTGAACGACTCCACAGCAAGGCACACTGCCCAAATCATCTTCGAGGGTGACAAGAATCCCCAAGCTCAATTCATCTACACGAATCTCACGAATGAATTCCCCGGGTACGTGTTCGACGCCGGCAAGTCCACCTTCATGGGGGAAGAGGTGGGCGAGGGTGGGTACGTGTATGCCGAACCCGGGATGTACGAGAATGTTGCCCTGTTGGATGTCGCATCGATGCACCCCACGTCATTGATCCATCTGAACATGTTCGGCGACCGCTACACCCAAAACTTCAAGGGTCTGATGGATGCTCGCCTCGCGATCAAGCATCAGGACTACAAGACTGCTCGAGAAATGCTGGGCGGAAAACTGCAGCCTTATCTCAAAGATGAGAGCACGGCGAAAGCACTTTCGTATGCATTGAAGATCGTCATCAATATTGTCTATGGTCTGACCAGTGCGACGTTTGACAGTCCCTTCCGAGACAAACGCAACAAGGACAACATCGCCGCCAAGCGCGGTGCATTGTTCATGATCCAACTGAAGCGTTATGTCCAGGATCTCGGATACAAAGTCGTCCATATCAAGACCGACTCGATCAAGATCGCCAATGCCGATGATGAGATCGTGGATCTGATCTTCGAGTACGGCGAGAAATACGGGTACACTTTCGAGCACGAAGAGACCTACAATAAATTCTGTCTCGTCAACGATGCGGTCTATATCGCGAAATCCGAACACGGAGATAACATCGAATGGAAAGCGGTCGGGACACAGTTCAAAGTACCCTACGTCTACAAGACTCTGTTCTCCGGTGACGTCATCCTGCGCCAAGATCTTGCGGAGACCAAACAAGTCTCCAAGGGTCACATGGTGCTCATCTTCCCGACAGGCCCACATTTCGTCGGACGGACAGGTCGTTTCGTCCCGGTCACCGAGGCTTCGGGAGTGGGTGGGCGACTTGTGCGGAAGATGGACGACAAGGAATACGCAGTAGCGGGTACTAAAGGCTACCTGTGGATCGAATCGGACATGGCGAATCGCATGGGGATGGAGCTCGACATCGATCATTCCTACTTCGAGAAATTGGTCGAGGACGCCAAGGCCACCATCGAGAAATTCGGATCCTTCGAGGAGTTTGTGTCATGAAATTCCTGTCGACAACGCTGGACGTCGTCTGCCGTTGCATCGCGTTCGTGATGCCCCGGCGCTTGAAATATTGGGTGACCATTCAGTCGATCGGGACGGCCTGTCGAATGCAAGCGGATATCATGGCGACACCTGTCCGAACTGTCGTCGAAAACCTGGAAAAGAACAGGATGTTCTGAGAGGAGAAATACATGAAGCAGGTACGGTTGTTCGCCGGTGAGGGCGACAACAAGGTCGAGATCGGAGTCGCCGAGACCGATCCCATCGAGAACGGTGACATCATGGTGAACCTCACCATCACCGACCCGAAGGTCGCCGAGCTCCTGGGCGGCACGAGCCTGAAGGGCGTGATCCCACGACCGATGCCCTCGTGGGTGGAGGAGCCGGTGACGCCCGTCGAGGAGGAGCCGCATGAGTAACAACGACCTGGCGAGAATCGCCGATGCCCTGAAGGGAATCGAACATCACCTGAAGGACGCCGTTCGCATCTGGGAGACCATCAACGAGAACCTCGCTCACACCGGTCGGACACTCCACGGATGGCTCGAGGTCGCATCTCCCGACAACGAAGATGAAGTGCAGCTGATGGTCGGTGGTCATCAGATCCCGGTCCGGATCACCAGGAGCGTGGATCCGGGCGAGGTTCGCATCATTCCTCGAGATGACACCTGATGGCAAAGAACGATCGCAACCGGACACTCGAGGACATCACCATCGCGTTCCGGAACTTCGCCGGCAAGGAGGACATGTACAATCGCGCCGGCGATCGGAACTTCGCCATCATCCTCGATCCTCAGGATGCGGAATCTCTGATCCGAGACGGTTGGAATGTCAAGCACCTGAAAGCGAGGGATGAGGGCGAGGAACCTCAACCTTACATCCAGGTCGCCGTCTCGTACAAGAATCGCCCACCCAAGATCTGCATGGTCACCAGCAAGGGCATGACCTACCTCACCGAACAAGAGGTCGAGATGCTGGACTGGGTGGACATCGAAACGGCCGATGCCACTCTCAATCCGTACGAATGGGTCGTGAACGGTAAGGCCGGCGTGAAGGCCTATCTGCAGACTCTGTTCGTCAAGATCGAAGAGGACTATCTGCAGCTCAAGTGGACGGCCATTGTCGAGGACTCGAAACGTGGCCAGCTCGCGCTCGAGGGAAATGAACCATTGGTTGTCGAAGGTGAATACGAGGTGAACTGATGTCCAGCGAAGGACGAATGCTCACGGCCTACAATGCCGACTACATCGCGGAATGGTGTGGTGGCAAGGTCGTTCAGCAACACGATGCTCTCGATCATGGTGTTATCACCGAGGGCGTGAATGTCCCAACCCCCGTGGGTGTCAAGCGTGCTCAGAGGGGTGACATGGTGATCCGTCAGCACGATGGATCATTCGTGATCGAAAAAGGGGAACAGAAATAAT